CCCGGCCTTCACGACGTCGTCGACGGTGCCCGACTCCACGAGCCGCCGCCCCTCGGCCTGCACGCGGGCCGTGGCGGCGCTCAGCGCCTTCACCTGCGCTTCGACCTTGGCGGCGGTGGCCCGCGCGCCGCTGATCGTCTCCTGGAGCCGCTGGCGGTCGAACTGCAGGATGCGGCGGTCCTCGATCGCGGACTCGCGGGCGTGCTGAAGGTCGCCGAGCTTGGCGTCCTCGACGGCCTTCTTGACGCCGGCGACCTCGCGGCGCAGCGACGCCTTGTCCCACTCGCTGATCCCGACGTAGAGGAGGGCGATCAGGGCCATATAGGTCCACGGGGAGCGGAGGAGGCGGGCGATCACTTCTCTCGGCCTGCGTTCGGCCAAGCGCGCATGAGCCAGAAGAACGCGCGCACGACGCGGCCCCGCCAGCCGTCGGCCACGCCGATCTGCTCGTAGCGCAGGAGGTCGGGGCAGAGGGCGGCGGGGGTCGAGGTGGCGACCTTCCACGGCGTGAACACCCCGCACATCACGAGAGCGGAGTGCCATGCCCGGCACCGTCCACAGAACACTGGCGGCGGAATCTCGAAGGTTGGAAGCCTCAAGGTGTCGCCGTCCTCGTCGATGCGATACCAAACGATCGGCGGCCCATCGACGTCGAACCCACCCATCACGTCCTCCCCGAGAGCTTCTCGACGCACCACGCGATGGCCTCGACGAGTCTCCGGCCGTTCTGGATGAGGACCACGCCCGCGAGGACGAGCGTGATGGCGAGGTGTAGGGAGATCATCGCGGGAACTCCCCGCCGGTCTGGCGCAGGAGCGCGGCGCGCCACGACTCGGCCGTCTCGCCGCCGCTCTCCATGCTCGCCACGATCGACGCCCACTCGTTCGGTGGGACCGTGACGTCGAGGACCGGCGTGGCGCCCTCGTGATTCTCGGTGTACCTGCGGACCTGTACGGCGCCGCCATCGCGGCGCGTGAAGTAGAGACCGTCCGACCAGTGGAAGCCACCACCGTCGGGCCACGTCGTCTCCGTTCCAGGAAGTCTCTTCATCATGGTTTCGCTCCTTCCGGCGCCGGGGCGCCGTTGCCTTGCCCGTAGCGCAGCCCCAGGAACTTCGCGGCCAGGGCGGGCGTGGTGATCATGGCGAGGGCGATCGCGTAGCCCAAGAAGTCATCGAAGCCGAGCGGCCGGGCCCACGCTTGCTTGAGGAAGCCGGCGGAGATCACGAGGCCGCCGACGTTGCCCCAGGTCTTCGCCAGGTCCATGTGACCGGCCGGCGGCGCGGAGAAGAGATCGGCGAGCTTCACGTAATGAGCGCCTGCATCTTGCGACACGTCTCCGGGTCCACGTCCGCCCCGCCGCTGAGGTAGCTCGACGGCCCGGCCAGCGCGTCGTCCGCGCCCTCCGGCTTGGGCTGGTGATACTCGCAGTAGCGGACGTCGAGGATCTCGCGCGTGGGGTCCGCGTCGGGCTCGCACGCGGGGCAGAACACGCGGCCGAGCATGGGCGTGTCGGGGATGAACTCGCTCACCGCGGCACCTCGTTGGGCGCGCAGACGATGATCGTGAGGCCATCCCGCGTCTCTGGGGCACGGCAGTAGTAGACGGGCGCGGCGCAGCCGGCGAGCAGGAGGAAGAGGACGATCCCGAGGAGGATCAGCGCGGCGGCCATTGCCACATGTCGATCCGCCGCCGCGTGCGGCGATCAGCGAAGTCCACGCCGAGGCCCCAGGCCAGGCCGAGGAGCACGAGGACGGCCGCCGCACCGGCGAGCTTCATTCCCGGTCCTCGCATTTCACGGTGATCGTAGCGACGTTGAGATTCTGATCCGTCTCGACTTTCGTCACGATGCGCGCCGTGGGACACTCGCCCAACGTCGCCAGGGCGAACCGCAGCACGGCCAGCGTCTCCCCCGTCAGCGCCGAGGGGACGATCGCGGACAGCGTGATGGCGAGCAGGAGCGCGCGGCATCTCATCGCGGCCACCCGCAGCGGGAGCAGTCCCATGGCGCCGCCGGGTCGCGTTTCGTCAACCACTCGGCGCAGCGGGGACACGTCCGGGTCCACACCATCACCGGCCCTTGCCCTCGCGGCACTTCTGACAAAGCATCCGGCGATCGCCGCCGCAGACCGTGCACTTGATCGATCGCGTGACGACCGGCTTCATTGCGCCACCGCGGCCGCGACGACGACTGGGTGGTACTCCATGAACGTCAGCGCGGCGTCGAGGAGGGTCATACGTCGGCCACCTCGAAGAACACGGTTCGCCCCGCCGCCAGCGCCGCCGTCACCAGCGGCTCGCAGGCCCGCGCCATGTCGTTGTCGATCCGCAGACAGCCGAAGGTCGCCCGGAGCGAGCCATCCGTCATCGGAAGGCCACCGTGCATCCCCATCCCGTCGCGGCCGCGACGCTGCCCGTCGAGCGCGTCGCCGGCGATCGCCTGGAGTCGGAAGAAGGCCGGCCCGAAGTGCGCCGGGTCCTTGTGCTCGACGCTGATGATCTTGGAGAGGCCCGACGGATGATCGCCGAAGGGCGCCTCCGAATCGCGCGACGGGTTGCCGTGCTTGCCCGCCTCCGCGCTGTCCGCTTTGCCGCGGCAGCGGAACGGACCGAGCAGGAGGCTGCCCTCGTCGTCGAAGAGCTCGACCTCGCCGGGTTGCGTGCGATCGGTGGGGAGGCGAACGTAGAACCTCACCGCCGCGCCTCCATCTCGAGGATCAGCTGCGGCCGCGACAGCTTGATCCTCGTGCGCTCCGCCTCCGGCAGCGTGGCGACGTAGACGAGGGCGCGGATGCCTTCGAGGATCGCTGTGTGCTCAGTGCTCATCTGCACGGTCTGGTGGGCGCGCGCGGCGGCCGCGTCCTGGATGGACTTCAGGCGCTCCACCTCGCGCGCGTCGAGCTTGACGAAGCCCTGGTGCACGACGTACCCGACACTGGCGATCGACGTGAGCCCGAGCACCAGGATCAGGCTCACGAGCCCCAGCGTGCCCCGCCAGGTGTAGGACATGCCCAGCGCCCGCACCGTGCCGCCGCCCTCGCCCGCGCTCTCGTCCGGCAGCATCGGCTCTCCCCCTTGGCGCCGCCGCAGATCCGCGCGCGCCAGCAACGCCTGGTCAATCGTCGCCCGCTCGTGGCGCAGCTGGTCGTCGCTCATGTCGCGGAAGCGGGTCATAGCTACGGCGCGGCCGCCGGGCCGGTCGTCTGCACATCGCCTTCGGAGGTGAACGGCAAGATGGCGAGGATGGTCGAGTCGTTCTTGGCGTAGATCGTCAGCGTCTGCGCGGCGGTGTCGACCACGATCCGGCCAAACTCCCGGCGCCAGAGATTCATAAAGGCCGTGCCGGCCCGGAAGGCGCCGGTGCCACCGCCGTCCTCGTCGAGGAGGAGATCCTCGTCCACGGTGGTGAGGTTGTAGTGCCACGTGCCGCGAGCCACGCTCACCCCGACGTCGACGAACTGGCCGTCGAGCACGTCCACGGTGTAAATGAGCAGCGGAGTCGTGATCGCCGGATCGGTCACCACCAGGTCGTACTTGCCGGCGGCCCACGTGGCGGGATCGAGGCTGAGCGTGAAGCGCCCGGGCGTGACCGCGTCCTCGGCGCCCGCCTGCTGGCGCGTCGTCCAGCCGGCGGCCTTGAAGACGAGGTCGTTCCAGTCGAGCCGGAAGGCGTCGGCCTGCCGGATAACCTCGACCTTGGAGGTCCCGGCCGCGGTGTACTTCCAGACGAGCGTCTCAGCGGCCACCGCTTATCCCTCGGCCGCCGCCGGCGCCGGCACGTCGGCCGGGATGCGCTCGGCGGACTCGAGTAGCTCCAGGAGCGTGGCGAACTTGGACACATCGGCCGGGTGGACCTTGACCTTGTCGTGCTTCATCAGCGCCAGCAGCCACTCGTACGCGGTGCCGTCCATCTCGAGCACGTGGACGTCGTCCACGACGAGCTGTTCGTGCAGGCGCCGCCATATCTTCTGGTCCGTCTTTGGCATCGCGTCGCCGTACACGTGATGCGCGGCCGCGAGGAGGAAGGACTCCGTGGTGTCGCGCAGCACCTCGTCGTAGGTGCGCACGACCGACACCACGCCCGAGAGGACGGCGCCGGGAATCCGCTCGCCGCACTTGCCGCAGACCGGGGGCAGCGTGGCGGCGGCCGCCGCCTGCCGCTGTCGCGCCTCCATGTCGCGCAGATGCTTGTCCTGCACCGCGCCGAAGCGGTAGGGGATCACGAGGTTGAAGCGGACGGTCTCGGCCATGCGATCGCTCCTTCGTTGCAGGTCGGTGAGAGTCGGCTTCGCCTTCACGGGCTTCACAGGTAGCCCCGGATGCCGGTCGTGATGGTCAGGTCCTCGTCGAGGATCAGCAGGCCGCGGGCGCCGGTGATGTCCTCGTGCGCGTCGTCGTCGGTGATCGCCTTGCGGATCGCCAGCGCCCGCGCAGCCGCGCGACGCTGCTCGGTGGTGAGGGCCTGCACGTTCACGCGGTAGAAGCGCGCGGGCGTGCCGTCGTCCTTCAGGCCGTCGCACGCGACCGGGCTGTCGAGTGGTGCCGTCAGGCCGCCGAACACCGTCAGCCACACGGGGGCTCGGGGCGAGAGCGGGTTCAGCGTCGCGGTGGCGCGCATCAGTTGGCTCCTCGCAGCGACCGCAGCGTCTCGCGGAGGGCGGCCGCCTCGCCCTCGAGCGCGGTGAGCCGCTCGGTCAGGCGCGCCTCCACGCTGGTGAGCCGCTCGGCCACCTGGTACAGACCGGCCGTGTTGAGCATGGTCAGGCGCGACATGTTCACGAACGGGCGGCCGTCTCCGCCGGGACCGTCGTTGAAGCTGACCAGCCCCGCGCGCTCGAGCGCGCCGCGGTCGTACCGGCTCATGACGTGCCCGAACGCGGCGCGCAGCGGGTCGCCGGGACGCGAGACGTGCATCGCGAGCGCCTTGCCGAGCGTCGGGTCGTCGTAGTCGTCGAAGTTGGTCCACGCGGTCCCGACGTCCTGGTGGCTGTCCCCGTCGGCGTCGAAGATGAAGCGCGTGGTGGTCCCGTTGCGGATCACGAGCAGGTTGCTGTCCGCCGCCATCGTGGCCTTCGTGGCCGTCCCGTCGTTCTCGTACGCGCTGATCACGACGACCCCGGTCGCGCCGGTAGTCTTGGTCGTGGTGCTGTTGCCGACGGCCGTGACGAGCAGCGCTATGGTGCCGGCGTTCTTGCGGAGCGCCAGGAACTCCAGGCCGCCCTCGGTAGCGTTCTGCTTCTTGAAGGACGCGTAGATGTCCGTCTCCGCGTCCGAGAGCCCGTGGGCGACGTCGCTGGACCCGAAGGCGAGAGCCTCGTCGTCCGCCGCGCCCTGCCGGACCGTGACGCCGCGGGTCATGTTCGCGTTGGTGACGGCCGCCCCCGTCCCCGCCACGAAGAGGATGCCGCCGCTCGTGATCGTGGCCGCGAGCGTGCCGCCGGTGAAGAACAGCATGTTGTCGGTGACGTTGTCGTAGCGGACGCGCCCCGCGTCCACGTCGTCGCTGTCGCCGAAGACGATGCCGGCCGTCCCGGTCGTGTTGCCGCCGACGATGGCGAGTTCGGCCACGCTAGACCCCGCGCTGTTTCGCGAGATCAGCGCCACCGTCCCCGCGTTGAGCGTGGGCACCGTCCCGCCGACCGCGTCCACGTGCAGGGTCGTGCTGGCCAGCCCGGTCTGGCCGACGCCGATGAGGGCGCTGGTCCCGAGCGAGGACGCGCCGGCCTCCACGCGCAGCGCAAACTTATTGGTCCCGACCGTGGGCGCGCCCTTGATGTAGACAGTGGCGCTGGTGGTGGTCGTGGCCGCGTTGTCGGTGATGACCGGGATGTCGAAGTAGGCGCCGGCCATGATCGCGTGCGCGCCGGCCGATTGCTCGATGAGGGTCGGTTGGACGTAGAGCCCGTAAGCGTCCTTAGCGACGGCCGGGCTGATCGTCCCCTGAATGGTTGCCGAAAAGGCTGCGGCGCCGGCGGCCCCGGTGATCGCCCCGTCGACAATCAGCAGTCCATTGACGCTGACATTGCGCACCAACAAGTCACCGAAGTCGGAGAGGTCGCCGAGCTCAATCGAGAGGCTCGTGCCGTCCTGGACGATCGCGACGTCGGCGGCCGTCCGTCCCCAATAGACGCCGTTCCCGGCAGCCGCGACCAGCGCCCCGTCGGTGGCGTCCACCGTCCACCGCGTCGTGCCGCCCGTGATGAACGCCATGCTCTGCGCGACGCCCGTACCCGCGTTCAGTGTCCCCACCAGCAGCGTCGTCCCGCTCCACCCCAGCTCGCCGACTTCGTAGTTGGCCGCATCGGTGTACGTGCGCGACACCGCGAAGCGCTGGGCGGTGGCCCCGTTGCGCTGCAAGAGATAGGCGGCGGCCTCGCGGTAGAGCAGGACGTCGAGCGTGCCGTTGATCCCGAGCTTGAGCTCGCCGCCGAGGGCACCGAGGGCGACGCGCGCGTAGGCGCCGGCCGCCGCGTTCGTCCACGACGTCCCGGCCGCGGCCGCGATCCCGACGTCGCCGGCCGCGATGCGGTAGAGGCCGGTCGTCGCCTCAGCACTGAAGGCCACGCCCGGCGCGACGTTGCTGCCGTCCGAAAACTTCGCGACGGACGAGAACGTCTTGACCCCGGTGATGCTCTCCGTGATCGAGCCGCTCGCGTGGACGTAGGTGGTCGGCAGGTGCTCGGCGTCGCCGTGCTGCGCGGTGCCCGCGTTGCCGAGGTTCATCGGCGCTTCCTCATGGATTCGCCTCGATCCCCTCGAGCTCGATGCGGGCCGGGTTGTCGTCGGCCAGGCGATAGATCTTCTTGTGGACGCGGAACACCACGCCCGCGTGCGCCAGGAGCACCGGATGGTTGGGGACGTCGACCACGTCGAACTTCTCCAGCGCCAGCGCGTTCCAGAACGCCACGCCGCGGATCCGCCAGCGCTGCCGGCTCCAGTGCTTCAGCCAGAAGTTCGCGACGGTCGAGGCCGTCCCCGCGTGCCGGATGAAGTCCAGCTCGAGCTTCTTCTCGCGCGCCTTCGGACCGAGGTCGCCGTAGGTGCGGACGACGGTGTAGGCCTCCTCGCCCTCCGTGTTCCAGGCGCGCGCAAAGAACACCCGGAGCCGCGTCCACGTCTCCGTGCGCGGCGTGCGGCTCACCACGACCGGCTCGCCGTCCCACCACTTGGTGCCGTAGTCCAGCGTCCAGATGGCCGGCCCCACGCTGGAGGCGGCCGCCGTGAAGCCGCCCGTCGCCAGCTGGAGGGCCACCAGCGGCGCCACCGACGTCGGCCGGAACTCCGTGGCGTAGAACGTCGTGGCGGTCCCGAAGCGCAGGCGCGGGTACTCCCAGCGCCCGCTCTCCAGGTGCAGCGCGCACGCGGCCTGCTCGCCGAACTTGCGCCGCAACGCCGCGAACGATCGCTCCCGCAGGAGGAAGTCCCAGCGGTAGCCGGCCGCCTTCAGCGCCGCCCGCGTGGTCGCGAAGCTGGAGCCGATGTCGGCCGTCGTGCTGTGCGGGTAGATGACGAGGGCGGCGAGCTTGGTGACGTCGGCGGGATTGGTCAGCAGCTGGTTCGGCGTGCCGCTGATCGTGCCCGCCGCGTCGTCCTTGATGCCCTCGACGTCGCAGGTGACGTCGCCGCCGATGACGATGTCGGCGGTGGAGTTGCCGGTGAGGCCGATCGAGCCCGAGCGGGACGCGGAGCCAGTCTTGTTGATCTGGACCGCCACCTCGACGTCGGCGGTGTACGAGTTGAGCGTGACGCTGAGCCTGTCAGGGCCACTGCCGACGCCGGTCGGCACCTTCGCGGACACGAATACCGTCTCATCGCCGTAGCGGGTCCCCGTCCCGTACGTGAACGAGAAGGAGCCGTTGAAGCCCCCGTCGGCGAGCCGATGGCGCACGCCGCCCACGGAAATATCGACGAACTCCGACCGGCCGATCGACACGAAGCCCGAGACCGTCCGCACGACGTCCCGGATGCCGGCCGGGGCGGCCGGAAGGGTCGCCGTCAGGGACACGCTGAGAGGGCCGGTGCCCGTCGAATCGTTCGAACGCGGTAGGTTCGTCGCGACGCGCTTGACCTGAGTGACGGACGGCGATGACACCGCGATGTTGTCGCCCACGGTGAGCCCGTCGTCGATCTTGAGCGCGACCTGTCGCTTGAGGATCGGCAGCGCCGGGAAGTTGATGATCGTGTAGCGCTTGCCCGAGCGCGGCGGGAACTCCTCGTCGTAGTCGATGGTCGCCTGCGGCTGGAGCGCGCCGTGGACCATGATCTTCTTCACGAGCTTGTTGCGGTGCTTCGAGCCGCCGGCGCCGTTGTCGCCGAGGTTCATGCCGACGGCGTAGCGGTACGCCTTGGGGCCGCTCCGGATCTCCGCGACCTCGGCGCCGGCGGCGTGGGGGGCGGCGAGGCCGGCGTTGGCGGCCGTCCCCAGGTATCCGCGCTTGACGACGGTGACGCGCCCTTCGTTGTCCAGGGTCGTCACGCGGTCGCGGTACTGGATCTTCTCCTCGTCGACCTGGAGGATCCCCGACGCCGGGAACTTCGTGACGTCTGACAGGCGCAGCTGCGCGCCCACCCCCGGCGCGGTGGCCGTGATCGCCACCACCAGCGACGTCCGCCCGCCCGCCACGATCGGCAGCGCCAGCACGTTGGGGACCTGGCCGATGATGACGGGCACGACCTTGCCGTTGACGTCCGGATCGGCCAGCGGCATGGAATCGGTGGTGATGGTCTCGAGGGCCGACTTGTCCTCGATGAGGAGGTCCTTGCTCGACATCCGGAGCGTGAGGCGCTCGGCGGTGATGTCCAGCGCCTCTTCGATGAAGAACTCCCCGAGCGGCACCTCGTCGAGGTCGCCGAGCCCCTCGTCGCGCTGGCGGACGGTCACCCGGGCCTCCGCGAACTCATAGGCGCCGCTCGTGTTCTGCAACGACCGCATGAGCGCGGGCAGGGACGACTTGTCGCCCACGGGCCGCGTGTTCGTCAGCACGATGTCGACCGTGGCCGGCTCGCCGTCGACGTCGACGGTGTTCACCGCCTCCACCAGGTTGCCCCAGCCGATGATGAGGTCCGAGAGCTCGATCGTCAGCGCGGACGGCACGGTCAGGTAGAGGTGCACGCGGTACCGCTTCCACGCCCACGTGGCCAGCGTCCGGTCGAGGGCGGGCTGGGTGAGCGCCTTCACGGAGCGTCCTCGAAATGCAGCGCGAGCTCGTACTTGTCGTTACCGACCGGCACCGGATCCAACCGCTCGTCGAGCCACGACATCCAGCGCACGCCGCCGGCGGACGGGAACACCAGCACGTTTTTCGCGCCCTGGAAGCAATCGTCGAAGGCCGTCTCGATCTGCGTGAGGCCGTCGGCGGGTAGCGCCGTCCATTCCGGATTCAGGGCGCGCCGCTTGTCGCCGAGTCGGATGGCGAAGGGCACCCCGGTGCGCGTGCGATCGCGATGGACGTTGCCGATCGTGGCGAGTCCGGAACTGCGCAGCACCGGGTTGAGCGCCACGGCGCGCACGCTGCCCAGCAGGAGCTCGCCGATCTCCGGCGCCACCGCCGGCGTCAGGATGCGCGTGCGCCAGTAGCGGTGCTGGAACTGAGCCCACGCGATGTAGAGGTCGCCGCTGGTGCCGGCCACCACGAAGCGCGTGATCAGCGTCGCCGCCGGCGAACTGTCGCCGCGATAGACCTCCACCGTGGCGCCGGCGAGGTTGTGGTTGATGAGGCCGAGGGCGCTGGCTTTGACCTTGATGCCGCCGTCCAGGTCGATGTTCTGCGTGGCGGTGCTGGTCGCCTTCCACCGATCGCCCCGGTTGCGATCGTAGAGCCGCTCCTTGCCGAAGCCGGCGGCGGCGGACGTCACCGTCACCGTTCCGCTCTCCAGCCGGTTCTCGGCCAGCACGCGGAAGCTCATCGCGTCTTCTTCGCGAGCTGCCGCAGGTGCTCGGTCGTCTTCGGCAGCGCCTTGCGCCGGAAGCCCTCGTCGAGAACCTCGTCGAGGGTGGCGGCGCCGGCGGCGGCGTTGGCCCCGCGGACGCCGACCTGCGCGGCCGCGAGGGCGCGGAAACTGTCGGCCGCCTCGCGCACGGCCTTGGCGAGTCGCCGCGTCCCGTCGAGCGCGCCCACTATTGACTCACCAGGCGGTTGTATGTGGCGAGCTGCTGGTTGACGGCGTAGATGTCCCACGCCAGGTCGGCGAACTGATCGCCTAGCTTGGCCACCTCGGGAGCGGCCGCGTTCACACCGGCCGGGACGTCAACGGTCAGCCGTTGCTTGATGTCGTCGAGCTGCTGCTTCAGGGACTCGACGGTGTCGACGTTCGCCTTCACCCACTCCCGCGCCGAGCGCATGCCGTCGACGAACACGGTGACGTCGATGCTGTCGAGCGCCTTGTTGAGCTCGCCGACCAGCGACGGCATCCCCTTGACGTCGGTCTTGATGCCCTCCAGCGTTTTGCGGAAGGCGTCGCGGGCCTTCTCCTGCTCGCGCATCGCCTCGCCGGGCGTCAGCCGACCCGAGCGCTCGAGGTCGGCGATATCGCGCAACCACTTCTCCAGATCCTCGCGCGCCTTGGCGAAGCGCGCGAAGCCCTGGGTCGCGGAGTCCGTCACACCGAGCCCCGTCGCGCCCTGCCCCATCTGCTTGTCGAATTGCTTGCGCGCGTTCAGGCGCGTTTGGAGCTGCCCGATGAGGACCTGCGTCGCCTGGATCCACGTCTGGGCCTCACGCTGCATCGCCTCCGTCGCCAGCTTGGCCGCCTCGGCCGCCTGGGCCTCTTCGATTTGGCGGATGGTCTTGGCCGATTTCTGGGCCTCCTCGGCGCGGGCGTTTTCGTAGAGCTGCGCGCTCTGCATCAGCGCCTCGTCGCGGCGACGGCCGGAGTCGATCGTGTCGCGGATGTCCTGGTCGCGGGCGGCGCGCTCGCGCTCGCGCAGCCGCAGCCGCTCCTCGAGCGCGCGCCGCTCGGCGCCGATCTCGTCGTCCACACCCCGCAGGATCGCCTCCGTGAGCGACGCGCGACTGGCGGTCAGCTTCTCGGTGAGGTCCTCCGAGAGCTTCGTCTCGGCCGCGCGCAGCGCCTGGAGCTTCTTCAGCTCCTCGTCGTCGCGGGCGTCGCGCAGGGCGCGGAGCTTGAGGAGCTTGATCTCCTCGATATCGATTTCCGCCTTGGCCTTGTCCCGGGCGGCACCAATCCACTTGTCGATCGACTTCTTTTGGTTGGCCAGCTCCTCCTCGAGGGCGCCCGCCTGGTCACCGCGCAGCGTCGCCAGCTCCTTCGTGAGCCCTGACAGTACCGCGGCGCGTTTCTCGTCCTCATCCACGACCTGTTTCTGCGAGGCCGCCACCTTCTGCAGCCACTCCGTCTCCGACCCGAGCTCGTCGATGTACTCCTTGAGCTTCATCGTGAGCGCGGCCACGGCGGCGGTGCCGGCGATGATGAGCCCGACCTGGCCGAAGGCCGCGAGCGCGGGGCCGGCGCTCTGCGCCATCGTGATCAGTCCCCGGATGGCCGCGTGGGCGCCGCCCGCCGCGGGCACGATCTCTTCCAGGCCGCGGACGATCGTCCGCGTCGTGAACCGCTCGAGCCCGCTCGACTCGCTGAGCGACCGCATGGACGCTTGCGCGCGCGACGCGAACTGATCGACGGCGGCCTCGGACCGCGTCAGCTCGCGGCGCAGGCCCTCGGAGGTGGCGCTTAATTCAAAGACCGCCGTGCCGACGGTCGCCATCGCGTCACCCCTCCTGGGCTGGTGCCTGCTCGCCGGCGTCGTCGCCGAACGCCCCCTGCATCAGCTCCACCCACTCGAGCTGCTGTTGCCAGGTCTTCCGGCCACCCGGCGGCGTCCCGTTCGCGGCCGCCCGCGCCCGCGCCGCCTCTTCGGCCTCGAGCTGGAAGTACGCCATCCACTCCGTCAGCTCGAGGCTGGAGATCCTGGCGAGCAGCTCGGCGACGGTTAGGCCGAGGCGCTCGGCGAGGTGGAAGTAGAACCACCGCGCCGGGCGCTCTCGGAGTTTCCCGCGAGCTCCTCCACGTCCTGCGCACTGAGCCCGCACGCGCGCTGGGCGGCGGTGAAGAGCCGCTCGAGGGCGGCCGCGCTCTTCTGGCCGAGCGCCTCGACGTCGTCCGGGGCGAACACGCGCGCGCCCGCCTCGTCGACGACGCAGAGCGCGACCAGGCGCGCGCGGAGGTTGCCGAAATTCTCGCGGCGATCCTTGCCGCGGCCGACGTAGCACGACTCCTCGAACGCGTCGCGCTCCGTGCCGGTCAGCCCGCGCACCGTGAGGACCGCGTCCCACTCGGGGACGGGCACGTCCACGGTGGGCAGGTCGGGCAGCGCCAGCACGCCGCGGATCGCGTCTCTCGTGGTCAGCTTGTTCATCGTCGCCCCCCTTAGACCGTCGTCCCGATGATGACGATGTCGTAGGTGACCGACGTTCCGCCGCCCCCGTTCGCGACCTTGAGCAGATCGGCGGTGGCCGCGGTGATGCCGTAGGCGACGACATCCGGCGCCACCAGGATCAGGAGGCCACCCGGCCGCACCTTGACCTTGTCGGTCGGATCGCCGAACGGTGTCACGAGTGCATTCGCCGCGGCGCCACCGACCACGACGTCGTTGACGTTCGCGGGATCGGCGTAGATGAGCAGCACCTTCATCCGGGCCAGCGTGATCACGTCGCCGAAGGCATCCGTGAGCCCGCCGGCCAGGTCGTGCTCCTCGGAGTCGCTGGCGACGAGCGTGCGGCGGTCGTGGAAGATCTTGTCCGCCTCGTCGGCATCGGTCCCGTTCGCGAGCCGGATCTCCTTCACGAAGCGGAGGACCGACTCCGGGATGTTGAGGTCGAGCGCCTTCGTCAGCGTCGCGCCCAGCGTGAGCAGAATCTCGGTGTCGAGCGGCATGGGGGGTTCCTCCCTTTACGCGAGCGTCACGACGCCCGAAATCTTCAGGGTGACGGAGGCCATCAGCCGGTCGTTCACCGGCGCCGACGGCTTGAACTTCATGACGAGGGCGGAGAACTTCCAGGTCTTCGCGGGCGTGCTGGGGAACACGAGCTGGAGGTTCCGCAGCGTACGGTTCTTGAAGTCCTGCAGAAGGCCGGCCACGGCGTTGTGCGAAGCGCTCCCCGGCAGGAAGTTCAGGTCGAAGGTCACCTCGCCCCCGCGCAGCAGGAGGCCGACATGCTCGTCCCAGCCGCCGGACTCCTGATGGGTGACGTCCGCGGTGTCGAGGCTCATATCGGGGCCGTCGATGTCGAGGACCTCGGCGATCGCGGTGAACACCTCCGTGGCCGCGCCGTTGCCGCGCTTGAGGAGGGTCCCGTACCCGTGGATGGCTTCCGTCATCGCTGGTGTCCTCCTGGCTCGGCGGCTACGCCGCTCCGCGCTTGCTGAGCAAGAAGCTCACTTCGTGCGCGAGATTCTTGGGCATCACGCTCTGGGCGACGCGGCGCATCGCCTTCGCAATCGCCGCCTTCGAGAAGACGCGCGGGAGCGAGGGGCCGTGGAGCTCGACGATCGGCAACCCCGAATAGTTGGGCGCCGGCCCTCGCCGCGTCGAACCTTCCTTGCGCTTGAAGACGCCCTCGTGGCCGCTGCGCATCGTGGCCTTGAACGCCCCCGGCGCCAGGCCGCGGCCGCCCGGCAGCTTGTACGTCACGCCGGCCTTCGTCTCGCGCGCCTTGAACTTGATGAGCGGGATCCGCGCGCCGGTGACCGTCACGCTGGCCACCAGGTCGGAGCGCGTCGCCAGCTTCGTGCCCATCACCGCGCGGACGTCCTTCTGGGTGAGGCCGACGTCCTTCGCGATCTCCTTCACCGCCTGCGACCGCACGGTGACGATCGACTTGTTCAGCGCGCGCGCCACGGCCAGCGGCGCTTGGCTGCCTAGCGTCGTGAGCGCCGCGCGGATCTGGCGATCGTCGAATTTCACGGTGATCGTCACGCCGAGGGATCCCCATACATCTCGACGTAGTCCGCGGTCAGCCGCACGCGCACGCCGACGATGGCCCCGCCCTCCTCGCGCTCGAGGGTCCCCTCGCCGACGTAGGCCACGTCGATCGCCGCACCGTTGAGGGTGCGGTCCTCCTTGCGGAAGAGCGCGCGCTTGAGGTCGCCGAGGAGGTCCTCGACCGGCCGCAGCGGGTCGTCGACGTCGGCCGTGGCCAGCGCGTGGAACTCGACATCCAGGTTCAGCCGCGCGCGATCGCCGGCGCCGCGCAGGACCGGCTCCGGCGCGACCGCCATCGCGATGAGCGGGAACGTGTCGTCCTTGCTGACCACCTGGCGCCCGATCAGCACGCGCAGGCCCGCGTCCGTCGCGTAGCCGTTGGCGATCGTGATCTTCTGGGCGCGCGCCTTGAGCGCGTCCAGGATCCGCCGTCGTCGCGTGGGCGTCGCCACCATCAGCGCACCAGCACCTTCGTCACCTCGGCATCCTGTGTGAGCACGCTGTCCACGATGTAGCTGCCGGCATCCGCGCCCTCGAGCAGCACGATCACCGTCCCGCTCGGTGTCGTCGGGACCTCGTCCCGCCGAACAGCCAGCACCCGGTGGTGTTCCGTGACCGTGAGCTCGCCGCCCGCCGGGTACTCCGCATCCCCGCCCGCGAGCGCGATGACTGTCGTGGCGATCGGTGCGCCGCCGGGCGGCGTTACCGTCGCGGCAACGCCGAAGGCCCGGAGGAGCGGCGCCAGCGACGGTCGGAGATCGGCCATCACGCCGCCACCGCGGTAGAATGGTCGGCGTGGCGCCCCCCATCCTCGATCTCACCGGCCAGCGATTCGGCCGTCTCATCGCCTTCGAACTGGCTCCGGAGCGCACGAGCAACGGCAAGGCGCGATGGATATGCCGCTGCGACTGCGGAGCGGGCACCACGGTGGATGCCCGGAACCTCCGGAGCGGCTCGACGCTCTCGTGTGGTTGCCATCGCCGCGCGATCGGTGAGCGGACGCTCACTCACGGCCGGACGAATACACCGGAGTTTCGGGCGTGGACTCAGATGCTGTACCGCTGCCTGAACGTTCGGTGCGCTCACTACCGGCACTACGGCGGGCGTGGCATCACGGTCTGCGCGCGCTGGATGGCGAGCTTCGAGAACTTCCTGGCCGACGTGGGCGAGCGCCCGTCGGCCGACTATTCCCTCGATCGCAAGGACAACGACGGCCCATACGCGCCCGGCAATGTGCGGTGGGCGACGCCGACCCAGCAGGCGAACAATCGGAGGGTCAATCATCGACTGACCTACGACGGCAAGACGATGACGATCAGTGAATGGGCGGCGCACATCGGCATCAGCCGCGAGAGCCTTCGCGGGCGCCTGAAGCTCGGATGGTCCGTCGAGGAGGCCGTGACGGCCTCCGCATCGAAGTAGCGCGTTCATTCCTCGGCCGCCGTCCTTCTCAGTCGCCCGCGCTTAGCTCTTGGTCAGCTTGATCACGGCTCTCGGGCGAAGACAGAGCGAAATTGGGTTGCTTTGCACCTCCAAAGCTCTGTACTTGTTGAAGCCGCTCGGGTCCGCGGCCTGCTTCGCATAAAACGGCAGGCCGATCGTGTTGACCGTCTCCTCGTAGTCCGCCGGCGAGAAGCGCGTGGCGAAGATCGACGGGGACACGTCCGGCACCAGCCACGCTTGGTCGTCGTCGACGAACTTCCGCGCGGCGCCGCCCGCGAGCGGGGCCACGGCGCCGCGGTACTCCTCGAACGTCACGCCGCCCCACGTGAAGCCCACGTAGCGCAGGTCCTGGCCGAGATGCAGGCCCTGCTGCGTGTCGAAGGCGCGCTTGACCGTCTCGTGGCTGACGAGGGCGTCGAACCAGTTCTTGCCGCAGAAGGCGCGGAAGCCACGGATGACGGCGCCGCCGAGCTCGTCCTCGGACAGGCGCTTGGCGGCCACGATCTTGCCGTTGACGTCGGTCGTGGCCGTGGTGAACGCGATGTCCTGCGTCTGCTGCGAGACACCGAACTCGGTGAACAGGTTGAAGAGCGTCGAGCCGTCGGCGTCGAGGACGAGGCCCTGGACGGCGCCGATGCGGTGGAACTCCTGGGTGACCAGGATGTCGTCCTGCATCGAGCCCATCTTGTCGTTCACCACGTTCTGCACGGTCTCGAGCTCGGTCTCCGAGCCGAAGGCGCGGACGCCCTGGACCTGGTCGGCCACGACGCTGTCATTGCGCTGCAGGTGCGGCACGCGGAACGACCGCGCCGTCCGCACCTGGACCGGCGACGGCGCGCCGGGCGCCCCGCGGGGCGAGGTTTGCACGAGCGAGATGACGCCCGACTTCTCCTCGACGTACAGCGTCACCGTGGGGATCCCCTTCGCATCGAACAGGCCGAGCGCGCCGATCCGCCCCGGGATGAACGGCCGCTTGTTGATGGCGGCCGTGAGCGTCGTGAACGAGAAGGCGTCGGTGTTGAAGACGTCCAGTGACGGGCTCATGTGCTGTCTCCTCCTCGCCTACGCGATGGATGGCTCGTGATCAGCTCCGCACCTTCACGCCGAGCGCCTTGAGGTCGAGGGCGGCGGAGGCCTTCTCCGCGGCCGAGATGGCAGCGGCGTACACGAGATCCGAACCCCGGACCTCGGCGTCCGCGTTGATGATCGTCCCCAGCTTGTCGGCGCTGGTGGCGTCGACGTCGGCCCACAGCACGCCGGCGACCTTCTGGCGGCCGTCGTAGGTCAGCGGATCCCACGCGACGGCCTTGCCCCCGGCCAGCTCGTTGAACACAGCGATGTTGAAGGCATCCCCGACCGCGAAGTCGGTGGAGCCATCCGTGATGGTCAGATTCAGCTGGCGATGGTTGGCGATGACGAGCGTGCCGCCGGCACCGGCCACGATGAACCCGGCGTTCACGGCATTGCCGTCGGGCCCGACGATCTTCAGCTCGCCGCCGTTGGTGATCGCGGCCGTCAGCTCGACGCGGTAGTTCCCCGGCTTGGCGTCGGGGCCGAGAGTGATCGCGGAGACGGTGCCGTTCCCCGTGCCGATCACCAGCGGCGCCGTCGTCCCGACCACGAAGGTGAACGCGTCGCCGACGATGAAGTCGGTGGAGCCGTCGGTGATCGAGAAGTTGATGTGCCGGCTGCGGTACACGGTCGTGCCACCCGCGCCGGGCGTCAGGGTTAGGGACGGCAGCGCCTTGCCGCTCGGAGCGACCAGCGAGAACACGCCGCCGTTCGCCACGGCCGCGGTACAGGTCAGCACGTAGTTGCCCTTTTCGCACTCGGGCCCCGCGTATACCTGCGTCGCCGTGCCGTTGCCGGTGCCCACCACAGTCGGCGTCGAGACGCGGCCGGCGCCGACCGTCACCCGGCCGATGACCGCGCCGGCCTTCAGGTTCTGGCCGGAGAGCACGGTGACCTGATCGCGCGAGCGCAGCGACGCGCTCTCGGAGATCAGGAAGGCGCCGGCATGCTGCGACTCGCTCAGCGCGCCCCCCGCGATCGGGAACATGCCGCAGAGCAGGAGCGCGGTCGCCATCGAGGCGCCCACACCACGCCAGGCGCGGAAGGCGCACAGGCGGCGGGACCAGCCGGCCGTCGCACGCTTCACGCGGCCGAGCTGCGGCGCCAGCGCCTTCGTGGAGACATCCACGACGGCCATCAGCGAGACGAGGACGGCCATCGTGGCCAGGGTCAGTAGACGGTTGCCCTTCATGGCTCTACCCTCCGTTGCGCTGTGCGGTGTGCGGCGCGTTGAAGCGCTCGTAGATCTCGCGGCTGTTGATGACCGTGGGGGCGGCGACGCCACGCTCGTGGCCGGGCGGCAGATTCGCGTCGATCTCGGCCTTGTCCATCCGGGCCGTGATCGTGGTCAGGTGCGCCTTGACGTCGGCGGCTGCCATGCTGCCGCGGATGTAGCCGTCGGCCAGGCCCTCGAGCGTGGCGGTCACGCAGAGCGCCTTGATCTCCTTGGCGCGTGCGAGCTTCGCCTTCACGCCCTCGAGCGGCAACGCCGCCTCGATCAGCTCGCGCGCGAACGCGGTGCTGAGGCCGGCGCTCTCGACGAGCGTGAGGACCTCGGTGGCCTTCGCAACGACGGGCGGCGCCGGCGGCGTGGGCTCCGGCTTCACCAGGGCGGCGACGCGGTCGCGGTACTTCTCGGGCACCGAGAGCTTGGCGAGGGCGCCAGCGGACAAGGTGGCGGCCGCCTGGAGACCTTCGACCTTCTCGGTGGCGAAGCCGTTCGCGATCGCCTCGTCGGCGGTCATCCACGTTGTCGCGTCCATGAGCGCCACGAGCTCCTCGACGCTCAACTCGGAGTGCCACCGGTACGTGGCCACGATCTGGTCGCGCACCTTGTCGATCGCGTCCGCGTACTGCCGCATGTCCTCGGACGTGCCGTAGATGCCGCTGACCGGGCGGTGGATCATCACGAGGCCGTTGTCCGCGATACGAATCGGGTCGCCCGCCATGATGATGATCGAGGCCGCGCTCGCCGCGAGTCCGTCGATGATCGCCTCGACGGTGCGGCGGTTCGTCGCGCGCTGGGCACGGAGCGCGTTCGCGATGTTGACGGCGCTCCACACATCGCCCCCGGGACTGTTGACGTGCACGCGGATCGTCTTCACGGCCTCGGGGAGCTTGCTGAGCTGGTCGATGAAGGCCTTCGCCGTGACGCCGAAGCCCCAGTAGTCGTCGATCCAGTCGCCGATGAAGTCGACGATGTGCAGGTCGACCACCGACGGATCGGCCGCGCTGGCCTCGAAGCGATACCACTGGCGGTTCTTCATGCGTGACCCCCGGCGGTGCTCTCGTGGACGATGCGCATCTGTCGCGAGCGATCATGCGGTCGGTTTGAAAAGTCGCTCGCGGAGTGAAACAGACAGGGACGGGGGATATGCGCACGATTCCCGCCACTTACCGAACGGCATGAAACAGACCTTAAGTCTGTTTCATCTTTTCTCTTGACGAGTGGTGACGGAGAGGACTATTTCGCGCGTTCGGCGATGATGCGCTGGACGTCGTCGACGCTCAGCACGCGCTTCCGAAATCGTAGGCGGCCGACCCGGTCGTACCGCGCCGGCGCCAGCTCGGGATGCCGCCAGAGGTAGAGTCGAAGCTGGGCGGCCGTCATGCCGATGAGCGGCGCCGCCTCCTCGAGCGTGTAGCCGTTGCCGGCGGGCGCCTCCGTGGCCAGCATGTTCATACGAGCTCAAGCTCCAGGTCGTCGTCGACCAGGCCGAGCAGTCGAAGATCGTCGTCCGGGAACGTGAGGAGGACGGTGGGCGTGCCGATCGCCTCCGACGCGCTGATGCCCTCCGGCGTGGTAATGCGGCGCCGGCGGATCGGACGGATCGGGAAGCTCGGCGTCGTGATGGACCAGCCGCCGGCGGGCACGGCGGGAGGAGCGAAGACGGTCAGCGTGGCCACCCCGAGGGCCTCTTCGCTGGCGATGCCGAGTGGCCTGATCGCCGGCTCGATCGAGATCGCGACGGCGCCGAACATCTCGCCGGACGCGATGCCGCCCGGCGTAAGGGCCAAAGCCACCACGGGCGTCCCGAACTCGTCGCCCGCGATCGCCGCGACCGCCACGACCAGCGTGAGGGCAACGGCCGGGACGGCCTCGGCCGACGCGATGCCGGCGCACTGCACGACCACCGGCACGGCCGGTGCGCCGAACGCCTCCGCGGACGCGATCGAGCCAGGACCGAGGATCTCCGTCGCGGTGGCGCTTCCGAAGGCCTCGGCGCTCGCGATGCCGGAGGGTCCGGCTGTGAGGTCGATCCGCGCCGAGCCGAACGCCTCCACGCTCGTGATGCCAGACGGCGCGGCGGCGAGGTTGACCTGCGCCGCGCCGAAGGCCTCGACGGTGGCGATCGCGCCGGCGCCGGTAATCGTCTGGGATGCCGCGGAACTACGGAAGAGGACGGGAAGGCCCACGGCCTTACGTCCCCGTGGTTGGAATCAAGAGGCCATGCAGTGAGACGTCGCGCACCGCGGCCACGCCCGCCGCGAGCGCGCCGATCTCGCACACGATGTCGGACAGCGGCGGGAGCAGGACGCCGCCGGGATTCGTCGGCACGATGATCTTCGACTTGATGGCCGCCGTCGCCTCCGCGCGCTCGGAGGCTCCGATCACCTGCTGCCCCCAGACGATGAACGCCCCCGCCGACGGGACGGCATTGACGCCGCTCACCGCGGTCGCGCCGAGGTCCTCCTCCTCACGGGTCCGGACGTCGGCAGTGTGCGGGCCCCGCCAGGCGTTGTTCACGGCCGTCGGCACGGCGATGAAGTTGCTCGTCTCCCCGAACGTCTTGGCGCGGATCCGCTGTCCCACCGTCGTCGGAAACGTCACGGCGAACGCCTGCTTCTGCTGCCCGTACGCCCCCGTGTAAACGAGGTGCGTCGGCGCCCCCGTGAGCGCGACGGCGCCGACCTCGATGATCAGCTCGCCGGGGCCGTCCATCGCCTCGCCGGCGACGGCGCCCGTCGCCCAGTTGTTGAGCGGGACGAGCGCCTGGTCGAGCGACGCGTCCGGCTGGGCGTCGATGTAGGCGGTGGCGCCGAAGGTCGAGCCGACGAAGTAGTGCGTCGCGCCGCCGGCGAGCGTGCGGTAGATGTTGAACCCGATCACCCCCGTGCCGGCCGCCGGCGGCGTCACGGTCACCCCGCGGTTCGTCGAGGTGAGCGTCACGCTCGCCGACGCGACCGACGCCGGCCCCTCGCGCCGGAACGTGTCGACGGGCGCGACCTTGTACGTGAATGCACCCGAGGTCCCGATGCCGTCGGTGAGCGCCTGCAGCGCGACAGTCGGGGCAGCCGGGGCCGACGGGGCGGCCGTCGCCTGGTAGCCGAAGAGGAAGTACCGGCGGCAGACGCGGACGTAGTCGGTCGCCGCGACGAGCGTGTGGATCAACCCGCCCGTGAACAGCAGCGCTTTGCCGCCCGGGACCTTCCACGCGAGCACGGGCGTCGGCGGGAACGTGTCGGTGATCAGCGTCGGCGTGAACGACAGCGAGCCCTTGACTTGCCACTGGTCCCCGACGGGGATGATCGCGCACGCCTGGATGAGGGCGGCCAGGGGCCCCTGTAGCCCGAGATACTCGGCGATGCCGGCGCCCGGCGCGCTGTCGGTGACGCCGGTGAGCTTGGTCGATGCCGCCACGCGCTAGGCAGCCCTGAGACGGGCGCGGTGTTCTCGCATGCGACGGGCGCCGCACGCGCGACAGCGGCGACGACCATCGCGCAACTGGACGTTGCTGCCGGTCAGCGGGTGGCCGTGAGCACATGCCGGTCGGCGATGGTTCGGCGCCGGCACCGAGCGCCAAATACGTAAGACCTCACGGGCGCGTTCGCGGCGGCGGGCGCACAGGAACGGCCAGAGCGTCATGAGTAGCCCGGCCGCATCGGCCGAGTCCTGCACGATCCAGACGTAGACCGCCTTGCCCGCGACTGTCGGACGGCGCAACTGGTAGGATCGCCCACAGCCTGTCGCCTCCACCAGGCGCGCCGTCACATCGCGATCCGTGATGCTGACGCGCAACTCGGGTACACGGCGTCGTTTGAGCCCGATCCAGCCCTCGCCCTCGATGAGTCCTGCCGCCCACGCGAGCCCGATGCTGTTCGTCATCATCACAACTTGAAAATCTTGTTCGCCCCTGAGTCCCACTGAATAATTATGTCGCCGCCGCCGGGCGTGACGGGCAGGCCGGTCGCGGTGTCGATGTACGCGATGAGCGGCGACGTCGCTTCGTTGCCGGTGTCCTTGTAAATCAGGATCGCCTCGGACTGATCGCCGGCGACCGTCGGGAACGTGGCGTCGGCCGCATCTGCCACGCCCGCCGTCGACGTCTTCGTGCCGAGCGTCTGCGGCGTGCCCACGCGCGCGCCGGCCGGCACGTCGGCGAGGAACTCGTGCGCGGCGAGATTCACCGTGTAGTCGGCCGCGTCCACCAGCACGCACTTGATCGTGTCGGTGAGCCAGGCGATGGAGCCCTCGAGGAACTTCTGTCGGGCCC